TTAAAAGAACCTGCTCAACTGAAAGATATAAAAGAGTATTATAAGAAAATCTATCCTAAAGCAGGTGATGATGACATTGATGAAGTGTCAAAAGCATATGTAACAGAACAGAAAAAGAAATGTTATCTCGCTACTGTCTACCCGGAGATGAAGATAGCAGATATTGAAACACTAAGTCAAATGGTAACAGATGAAGAAATTGAGCAGTACGAAAGAGATAGAGGCAATCGGTAAGCCTAAATTTAAATGTGAGTTTTGCGCAGGTGAGTATTTGCGTGAATCTACATTGCTCACCCACATGTGCGAATCTAAACGCAGATGGATGAATAAGGACCTACAAGGTAATCGTATTGCATATCAAGCCTTTGTTCAGTTTTATAAAAAGAATAGTTCAAGTAAAAAGACAAAGACTAATGAAGAATTCATTAAGAGTCCTTACTATACAGCATTTGTAAAGTTTGGTAATCATTGTGTAGAGATTAATGCATTGAATGTGAGTAGATATGCTGATTGGTTAGTTAAAAGTCAAATTAGAATTGACACATGGTGTACTGACACAAACTATACAAATTACCTACTTGAATACATTCGTACAGAAGATCCGTTAGATGCCATTCATCGTAGTATTGAAACAACAATGTCATTGGCAGAAATTGAAAAGATTCAAAGCAGAGATTGTTTGCGATATGGCAATGTAAATAGAATTTGTTTAGAGATTACTAGGGGTAGAATTAGTCCTTGGATGTTGTTTCATAGTGAAAGTGGTGTCAAGTTTGTAGAATCATTAGAGCCGGGCCATGTTAAAATGGTGTTTGACTATATTGATCCTGAGAAGTGGGCATTGAAGTTTCATCGTGAGCCAGAGAATGTTAAACAAGTTAAGGAGTTATTAAATGCCGGAGGGTACTAGAGTTCGTATAACATGGAGAACAAACCATAAGTATGATATGTGGAATGAAACCTGCGCTTGGGTAATAGAAAAATTTGGTTTACCAGGAGACAAATATGAAACCCACGTAACTGAAGATTATATGGATTTTTATTTCACCGATGAGCGTGATGCTATCTTGTTTCAGTTAGCACGGGGTTAACGTGAAACAGGTAACATTGTACATTGATGTTATTAGAACCTTAGAAATAGTGCATGAGTTAAAAAAGCATGGTTGGTTCATGGGTAAAGATTTTGATTTTGCGTATCATAAACCAATCTATGATAGCTTTAGCGGATCCAATTGGGAACCAGAACTAGAGAAGCATACTGTGTTTACTTTTTACAATGATAGTAATGCAAGTTATTTTATGTTGAGGTGGGGATGAGAACTCAGAACTATGATTCTATGCGTGGTTGGGAACACAATCACCCAGACTGGTATGAACATGAAATACATGTTAGTATGAATATGACCGAAAAATACGATGATATATTAGAATGGCTGTATAATAGAATAGACAACTGTGAGCGCCATGCTAGATGGAAAATCACTAAAGGGCTTATACAACTAAAATTTAGATATGAGCGTGACGTAATACTATGTAAGTTGAGTTTTTAATGAACATTCAAAATGAATACCTAGATAAACTAGCAGATGACATGGCCAAAGAAATGGACTATGATATAATAGTTGACTGTCTAGGATGGACTAGAGTAGAACTACTGCCATTTATTAACCGCTATAATGCTGTTGATATTGTTGATTGGTGTACTAATAACTGTACAGGAGAGTTTAAAAACTTTGGTGTCAGATTTGCATTTGAAAAATCATGCGATGCTGAATGGTTTATATTGAAGTGGAAATAATGGCAACAATACCCCACATACAAGATTACGATGACGATGATCCTAACATAGAACATCGTAGAAAGCGATGGGACTATTGGGCGGCACTGAAACTTGTGCGTAGAGAATACATGGATCAAAATAGAGAGTTTGATGCGTATGACTTTGAAGATTACCTTGTAGGACAATATGGCGTAAAGATGAACATTGTTAATGGTAACATAACTGATGGTTATGAGATTGTTGACGAAAAGAAGTACCTAATATTTTTATTAAAATTCCAATGAATCAATTATTTCCCATAACCCCTTTACAAGATAATAAATTTATGTTATCATGGCCTAGATGGCAGAACATTAAACACTTTCATACAAAGAAAAAACTATTGGACGTGTTATTTGACTATATTGGCAGTGAAGAAGTGGGTATTAGCATATCAATTGTAAAAGACGAATTAGATATTATGTGGATTACATGGCAGACTTGGGCACAAGATGTTAACGGTGACTATGCTACCTACCTAGAAGATATGTATGAGATTAAAGGTGTAGCATTCAATAGTGAAAATGAAGCAATAAAACTACAAGATTACTTAGAGAAGAAATATATTTGGAAAACATTACAGGCATGAATAAGATTGGTGTTGATATTGGTAAAACAAAAATTGAGTGCTGTGTATTATCACCCACTAATGATATATTATTTAGAGAGCGTCTACCCACAGATTCCGTATACAAAGAAATAGAATTTCTCTATAATAAAGCATTGTCCTATACTAGTACAAAAGAACATACATTAGGAATATGTATGCCGGGTTCTATAAGTTATAGAACTGGTTTACTGAAAAATTCCAGCATAGAATTTTTAAATGATACAGATTTTGTAGGTATATTAGAAACTAAATTAAATCGTAAGATACAAACTGCAAATGATAGTCAATGTTTTGCTTTAGCAGAAGCCTTATTGGGAGCAGGTAATGGTTATAATACTGTATTTGGAATGATATTAGGTACAGGCGTAGGCGGCGGAATTGTAATCAACAGTTCATTACATAAAGGATTTCATAACATAAGTGCTGAATGGGGACATACAACACTAGATACAAGTAATAATATAATGTGTCGATGCGGTAGAATCGGATGTGTGGAAACTTGGTTAAGCGGCTCGGGGATAGATAAATGGGCATTTAATATTACGAATAAAAAATTATCCACAAAAGAATATTTACAAATTTCAGAGATACAAGAATCTTTCTTAGAACAGTTTGGATTAGCCATTGCTAATTTAGTTCAAGTGTTAGACCCAGATTGTATTGTAATTGGTGGTGGAATAAGCAATAATGATATCTTATACACCCGAGGTAGTGAACGTGTGAAAAAGATTATATTCAATGATGAATTTAGTACACCTATCTTTAAAGCAAAATTAGGTGACAGTGCAGGTGTAATAGGAGCGGCATTATTATGGCAAACGATGTAATGATTGATATGGAAACGCTTGACACAAGTCCTGATTGTGTCATACTAACCATTGGTGCAGTAAGATTCGATCCTAAAGGCAGCGGGATTATTGAGCGATTAGAGTTGCGCCCCACAATTGAAGAACAGACAGAAATATTTAATAGGAGTATCAATGAAGATACATTACGTTGGTGGAGTGAGCAAAGTCCTGAAGCACTTGAAGAGGCTATGGGAGAAAAAGGCAGAATTCCGTTTAGAGAATGTATGGAGATACTTTATAAGTTTTGTTGGAATCGCCGTGCTGTTTGGAGCAATGGTGCATCATTTGACGTGGTTGTGGCAGAGTCGGCCTGGAGAAACCTTGAAATGCGAACCCCTTGGCCTTTCTACACCGTCAGAGATACACGTACCTTGTATGAGATAACCGGGGTAAGTCTTAAAGATGGCGGCCACGTAACCAGTCACAAAGCAGTAGAAGATGCCGAAAGACAAGCTATTGTTGTACAAAAAGCGTATACTAAATTAATTAAAGCAGAATTGGTAGCACCACCTAAATGAGAATTGATTCAGACATTGACATTGACTTTGGTGATAGAGATAAGTTATTAGAACTTATCAAACATACGCCTGCGGCAATGCGTAACATTACCCCTATGCGTAGACACAATACAGGTGTTTATATAACAGACATTCCATATGATCCTGTTAATAATATGTCAGCACTTCATTATGAAGATGCAGAAAAGCGTGGGTATTTTAAACTAGACTTGTTGAATGTTCATGTTTACTCACAGGTACGGGATGAGAAACATTTGATTGAATTAATGTACGAACCTAATTGGTCTAAGTTAAATGATAAGGTGTTTGTTGAGAAATTGATTCACTTATCTAATCATTATCAGAGTATTCAGAAGATGCCTGAACCTGTCAATAGTATTCCTAGACTTGCAATGTTTTTAGCATTGATTCGTCCTGCTAAAAAACATCTAATTGGCAAGAGTTGGAAAGAAGTGAGTCAAACTATATGGGATCGTGAGAATGACGGGTATAGTTTTAAAAAGAGTCACGCTATAGCTTATGCACAGTTGGTTGTTGTGCATATGAACTTACTTACAACATCCGCTTCACAAGCGTAATACTACGGCGTTTGGTCCTACGTTTATGTAGTTCACTTATACTACACGTAGGACCATGTAATACAGTTAGACTTTTATTGTTAAAAGTCCTCAAATAGGGTCTGAACATAATCCATTCTTCCTTTAAGAATAGGTTGATGGGTACTAATCTATTACTTTCCCACCACCAAACATCTCCTAATTCTAAGAATTTCTCCTTAACTATAGGGTCAATTATAGCACCATAGTCATATATTGTGGTGACTATATCATCTCTATTCTGTACGATTCCAACATAATCTTGGTTGGCATATGAACATATAGTGATGAACGGGTGGTTTTCAGTTAATTTCTGGAAGAATTCGTTTTGAATCATTGTTATTGTATTGACCGAAATATTTATCATCGGGTTGCCTGGCAATATATTTTGATAAATATCATTATGTACTCAACACAAGTATTCGTTTATACCCAACGTCAAATCGTTATTCTTTTATCAGGAAATTCCCCTAGGAGTTATATGCCTCAGTATGCCAAACCACTCACTCTACACAAAGGTGTAGACAATCAAATTCAATTTCAGTTCCTTAATCAGGAACAGAAACCTGTCGATATCACAGGAAAGGAAATCTCTTGCAGAATATTAAATGCAACAGGAACTACGGTCCTTATTAGAAAAGCACTTACTATTCAATTAGGTGCAACCGGTATTGCCGCATTGATGTTAAACCCGGGAGAGTTACAAGAAATTGAAGCACAAAAATGTTACTACACATTAGAGATTCCAGTAGGCACATTTGATTACCCTGTATTCGTAGACCAAAACGCAGGTGGACGAGGTGACATGAATATTGTTAATAGCATATTACCTAGCTTTGTTCCTAGTGATGAAATAACTATCCCGACAGGTCAAGGTTATCCTAACCCAGATTGGTATTCAAACGACGGATCATATGTACCTGATTCTAACTCAGTCGTATATTATACTAGTGTTTATACCACAAGTAATAATCCTAGTCTAACCTTGCAAGCCACATATACTGACTTCTATGGTAATGTATTGATTGAAGGTTCTACTATTGGTAATACAGATTGGTATCCAATTAGTACAATATATAGTTATACTGAAATAACAGACACATTTCATTATAACATAAATGGATACCACCCGTTTATCCGTATGGGGTTTGTAAGCAACGCGGGCGTAGTAACCAATATATTGGCAAGATAAGTGTTGATTGTATGACACAATTGTGTTATACTATCTAAATGTTTGATATCCTATCAATAATTCCCGGTAAGAAAAAACTCACTCAAGGTGGCTGGCAAAGCTTTAATGCTGTATGCTGTCATCATCGTGGGCATAAGACCGACACCCGTAGTCGAGGTGGTGTAATTTTTGACGGACAAACTAATTGGTCATATCATTGTTTTAATTGTGGGTTCAAGTGTGGCTTTACATTAGGTAAAAGTTTAACAAAGAACACAAGGCAATTACTAACTTGGTGCGGTGTCGATGATACACAAATTAGTAAGTGGAGTTTAGAAAGTTTACAACAAAAAGATATACTAGACTTTACTCAACCTAAAAAGAAATCTAAGATTAAGTTTAATGAACATAAGTTACCCGAAGATGCAGAACTACTTGACCAAAATAATCCATTACACAAAATATATGTAGACTATCTGCAAGCGAGGGGTATAAGTAGTAATGAATATCCTTTCATGGTCACTCCCAACGAATCAAGTCGCATGGGAAATCGCATCATCATCCCCTATACATACAAAAACAAGATTGTTGGTCACACAAGTAGGTTCTTAGACAATAAGATTCCGAAATATATCAACGAACAACAACCTGGTTATGTATTCGGTTATGATTTTCAACAACCTAATCAAAGTGTTTGTATACTAGTCGAAGGCATCTTTGATGCATTGAGTCTAGGTGCTTGTGCGTTAACTCATAATACGATTAACGATGACCAAGCAGAA